GGTGAAGGAGGAGATAGTAGAATATGTGCTGTACCCCTATGATAAAGAGAGGAACGATAAGGTTTTGTCAGGGACAGAGAAGGAACTAAGAGAGTTTCTATTGCAATCCATAAAGTTTTCAGTGAAGTACGAAGATGATATAGATAGTTTTATAAGATCCACTCGAGGATGGTTGAGGCAAACTAAATGACTAGTCTTATCACATCAATCATATTATTAGTATTATTAACACGGTTCGATATGCTAATCTATTGGGCCTACATGTTAGGAAGGAGACTAAAGAAATGACACAAGAGAAACCTGACCTATTCTTTCATTCATATCATCGTAACACCATCAAGCAGATAGACGAAGCTATATGGTTAGACAGTGGTGGTGATGTTCAAGAAGAACAATACGAAGAAGATAGAGAATACATATATACCCTTGGTAGGGACAAGCCCTAGGGTAACAACATTCTCAGACCTGTCAAGAGGAAAACGACATGGAATATGAAACAACTTTCAAACGGTATGATCAAGAGATAACAGTCTACGGTTCAGTGTATGAACACGGTAAGGCACGGGCTGTCTATGACTTCGACACAGGTCATGAGATAGAGGTTCTGCTGTATCCTCAGTTCCGTTTGGACGAGGCATACGATCATGACAATGAGGAAGTATCTTTGCAATCCTTGACGGTACTAGAAAGGTCTGTCATCGTTGAGATATTCACACAAGACTATTGGGATGAGATGATATGACATGGATGAGCCACAAGGCGTGCCCCTATGAAGACTGCGGGAGCACAGATGCCTTCAGCTATAACACAGAGAGCCAATCAGGTAGGTGTCATAGCTGTGAACGTAAGTACCCAAGGATCAAGGACACCTTGACCGACTGGGCAAAGGATGAGTACCCTACCGAGGGTGAACAAAAGGAGTGGGATATGCCACAAGCAACTATCAAGCCAGTACCTACCGAGATGCTGACACCAGTATACCGTAGTATCAGGGACATCAGTGACCAAACACACAGGTTCTATGGTGTTAAGACATTCGTTGATGCTCAAGGCAAAGAGATCAAGCAAGATTACCCGTACCCATCAGGTGGTATCAAGACTAGGTTCTTCCCTAAGGAGTTCAGAGCTACCAACCTCAAGTCAGATGAGTTGTTCGGTCAGAACCTATGGAATGCTGGTGCATGTAAGATCGTCACCATCTGTGAGGGTGAGCTAGATGCCATGTCAGCCTATCAGATGTGCATGAACCCTAAGTATAACACAGCCTTTGTGTCACTGCCATCAGCTACACCTAGTGCTAAGCTATGGACCAAGGCAGCTGACTGGTTGTCATCCTTCGATAAGATCATCCTATCCATTGAGCATGACGATCAAGGTAATGCTGTAGCTCAACGCATAGCTAACCTATACCCTAACAAGGTGTACCGTGTACAACATGACAAGTACAAGGATGCTAACGAGTTCTTGATGGCTGGCAAGGGTAAGGATTACTTCAGTGCATGGTTCAATGCTAAGAAGTATACGCCTGAGAACATCATCAATTCATCTGATCAATTCCTTAAGATGTATAACTCAGCAGACGATCATGTGTATGTACCGACAGGTATCAGTGACTTCGATGACTTATGTATGGGCCTCATGCAGGGACACTTCACACTGTTCAAGGCACAGACAGGCATAGGTAAGACTGAGTTCATGAGGTACCTAGAGTACAACATCCTGAAGAACCACCCTGACATCAGCATTGCAGCATGGCACATGGAAGAGACTAAGCTACGTACACTGCTAGGCTTGGTGTCATACGACATGAAGAAGAACGTGACACGTAAGGATCTGATCGAAGAGGAACAGTGCGAGGATGCAGTAAGGGATTCCATTCATAACCTGACAAAGAATGAACGGTTCTATCAGTTCTTCTTGAACGATGAGGATGACCCACTTGATATACTCGGTCACATACGTTATCTATCTCAGGCATGTGGTGTACGGTATGTATTCTTTGAACCTATCCAAGACATAGCTGCTAACATGGGTGGTGACGAGAGCAAGGAACAATTCCTAGCTGACCTATCTGTCAGGCTGTCTAAGTTAGCAGCTGAGCTAGGCATAGGGATCGTTACTATCGGACACACAAACGATGATGGTGCTGTCAAGTACTGTCGTATGATTGAGCAACGTGCATCAGTTGTCGTTGAGCTACAACGGGACAAGATGTCAGAAGACTTAGACGAAAGGAACACAACTCAATTGCTGGTCACAAAGAACAGACCCGTTGGACCTACAGGATATGCAGGTCAACTCAAGTTCAACCCTAACTCATTTACATTGGAAGAAAAGTATGGACAATATTAATATGGCATACGTGGCTGGCGGTATATACTTCTTAGGTATCTACTTCCACTACGTACACGTACTAACGATCTTCCACCTCATGGACAGGGATGATGCTAACCCAAAACGTATCGTCATGCACAGCCTAGTGTGGCCATGGACAGTGGTCATGATGATGTCAGAAGAACTATTCGGTGACGATGAGGAGGAGGATGACAGATGAAGACAGTAGCAATGGACATTGAGACAGATGCACTAGATGCTACCCGTATCCATGTCATCTGCGCACAGGATGTAGACACAGGGGAAACATATGAGTTCCTTAACGTGTCACACATAGAGGAAGAAGAGGAACGGTTCATTGCATTCGTTAGCACAGTTACTAATTTTGTGTTCCACAATGGTATTGGGTTTGATGTACCTGTTATCAATAAGCTGGTCAGAGAGGATTGCATATGTCCTTCTATGGTTAGTGACACTCTTATACTCAGTCGCCTTATTGATTACACCCTAGACGGTAAGGGTCACAGCCTAAAGGCATGGGGTCAACGCCTCGGTGAGTTCAAGTTAGGCTTCGATCAGTTTGAGGTACTAACACAAGAGATGATAGACTACTGCCATCAGGATGTTGAGGTGACAGTAAAACTATACAAAAAATTTAAGAAGGTTATAGCTGACCCCGAATGGCAGGATGCTATACGATGTGAACATGACATCCAGATCCTATGTGAAGAGATGACAGCACATGGTTTCTCCTTCGATGAAGCTAAGGCTGAGACACTACTAGACGAGGTTGAGCTACGCATGTTCGACTTAGAGGATGGGTTTCAGGTTGACTTCCCACCTCAACTACAAGAGGTCAACCGTATCAAGTACCGCCGTAAGAAAGACGGTGAGCTAATGAGTAACGTGACAAAGGCACAAGAGAAGTATCCTCAGACCAGAGTTGATTGGTCATACAATCCACCTGACCTAGTGTGCTACGATTGGATAGAGTTTAAACCATCCTCCCCTAAGATGCGTATCGAACGCCTATGGGAAGCAGGATGGACGCCAGTAGAGAAAACAAAAGGACACATTACATATGACCGAGAACAAAAACAAAGATCGTGGAGATAAGTTTGCCAAGTATGGGTGGACACTATCTGAGGTAAACCTTAACACACTCCCTGACACAGCCCCTGAGGGCGGCAAGAGGTTAGCTGAGTGGTTGACATTAGAAGGACGCCGAAGCTCACTGGTTGAGTGGCTAGGGCACTGTGGTGATGACAAACGTATTCATGGTAGGTTCAGTCACATCGGTGCATGGACAGGACGTATGGCACACTCAGCTCCTAACCAAGCTAACATCCCGTCACAGTTCCATGGTACACCTCGTACCCCAGTAGAAGAAGTTAAGGCACGGTATGATGGTCAGTTCAGGGAGCTATGGAAGGTTGAGGAGGGCAACTACCTAGTAGGTACTGACGCAGAAGGTATCCAGCTACGTGTACTGGCACACCTGATGAACTCAGAAGAATACGTCCATGCTATTGTGTCAGGTAAGAAAGAGGATGAGACTGACATCCATAACCTCAACAAGAAGGCACTAGGTATCTCTCATGTCACCCGTGATGATGCCAAGACATTCATCTATGCCTTCCTGCTAGGTGCTGGCACAGCTAAGATTGCACAGATACTAGGTGTCAACCAACGTGAGGCAGGTCAAGCTGTTGAAAACTTTACACAATCTATTGAAGGCTTAGCTACCCTGAAGAAGAAGATCATACCTCACATAGCTAAACGTGGTTGGTTCAAAGGACTAGATGGACGTAAGGTTATCGTACCCTCTGAGCATAAGACATTAGCTGGTATGCTACAGAACGGTGAGTCTGTCATCATGAAACACTCAGCACTACAGTGGGTGCGTCAGGCTAAGCAGATGGGCATCGACTTCAAGCTTGTCACCTGGCCTCATGATGAATGGCAGACTGAAGTGTGTGGTACTCTTGCAACAGCTGAGAAATTAGGTGAGATACAACGACAATCTTTTGTTGACGTAGGTGTTAAGTTCGATATGGTATGCCCTCTTGCAGGGTCAACTGACATCGGACGCAACTGGCGAGACACACACTAATTATAAATTACCCACTTGACACACAGATTAATAACGTTTAAGTGATACTACATTACCAATCATGCAACAAAGGAGACCAAGCATGGCTAAATCTAAGTACGGTGTATTCGAAGGCGAACTATTTTACGCACGAGTATTCAAGGACAACATGGATGACAGTGAGTACCATGAGAAAACATCAGGTCAGTTCAATGTTATGTTCGTACCTAAGGACAGTGACGAGATCAACCGTATGGTATCCTTGGGTTTCCCTGAGACAGCCATGGGTAACCAGATGATCAAGCCTATTGATGCAGCTGATGGCCGCATGGGTATGAAACTCAAACGTCCTAACATTCACCCATCTAACATTGAAGACTTCGGTGGTGCTCCAGCTGTGACTAAGGGTACAACCAATACTAAGTGGGACTTCGTTGAAGACGGAGCACTAGGTAACGGCACTAAGGCTAAGGTTAAACTCTCCATCTACGGTGAGGGATCAACAGCCTCGGTACGACTAGAGAAGCTCGGTATCATTGAGCATGTACCCTACGAAGAGATGGCATCAGCAGAAGATCGTTGGTAACTATCTACCAAGGCGGGGCTGTAATGGTCTCGCCTACTTTCTATTTAAGGACAAATAAAAATGATTGAAGCAACCTTTATAGACCACATGGGCGACGATCTATCTGTAGTTAATGCAGCCCGTGTATCCTTCGGTAAAGTGTCTAAGCTTATATGTACTGACCTGATCCAAGGTACGTATGACATGAGCAAGGGTGACAAGAGACTCATCAAGTACCTAGCCAAGCACAAGCACATCAGTCCCTTCGGTCATGCCTTTGCATCCTTCCACATCAAGGCTCCTGTCTTTGTAGCACGACAGCTGGTCAAGCATAAGTTCCTACGTTGGAATGAGATCAGTCGTCGTTATGTTGATAACCCACCTGAGTTCTACACACCTGACGTATGGCGTGGTAAGTCTGCTGATAAGAAGCAAGGGTCTGAAGGTGTATGTCAACCGCCTCTGTGGATTGACTCGACAATGAACCAAGTCTTAGACCTGTACGACCAGATGATCCACGATGGTGTAGCACCTGAGCAAGCCCGTATGGTACTCCCTCAGTCGATGATGACCGAATGGTACTGGTCAGGTAGCCTAGATGCCTTTGCTGACATGTGTCGCCTACGTTGTAAGCCTGACACACAAGCAGAGACACGTATCGTTGCTGACCAGATCAGTAATCACATGGCTAAACTATTTCCTGTATCATGGGAGGCGTTGTTAGATGACTGAGGTAGGCGCAATGAAAGTCACAGAGTTGATTGAACATGAAGATGGCAGTGCTACCTGCACCTTCGATCTAGATGATAAGACAGCAGCATTAGCCCAAGAGTTAGGGCTAAAGCTACTAATATACTGTGGTGCCACTGGTACAAGCATAGACTACGTGTTCAAAGATATACTAGGAGAAATGGAATGACCAAAGTTCTGGTTGACGGTGACATCTTTGCCTACCGTGCAGCCTTCTCCTGTGAAAATGATCCAGTAGAGGATGCCCTAGATAAACTAGACAGTATCATGGAGGAAGCACTAGAGGACGTGATGTGGGAGATTGACCCTGAGGGTTACCAAGTATTCCTTACAGGTAAGGGTAACTTCAGGTTCGACTATGCTATCTCTCACCCATACAAAGGTAACCGTAAGGACACAGCTAAACCTCAGCACCTACAACCTATCCGTCAACACATGATAGATAACTGGGATGCTATCGTATCAGAGGGTGAAGAGGCTGATGATCTGTTAGGCATATGGGCTACCCATCAGGGGTCTGACACAACTATAGTATCTATCGACAAGGACATGCTTCAGATTCCATGTCACCACTACAACCCTACACGCCGTACCCTAGTCACTATGTCAGAACGTGAGGGAGCTAAGTTCTTCTACACTCAAATCCTTACAGGTGACACAGCTGATAACATCGTAGGTCTATACGGTATCGGTCCTAAGAAAGCTGAGAAGATACTACTTGATGCACACAGTGACGAAGAGATGTACCTTGAATGTCTTCATGCCTACGGTGGTGACGAGGCTCGTGTCATTGAGAATGCCAGGCTACTGTGGTTACGTCGTTATGTAGGACAGATATGGGAGCCACCTAAATGCGTTTCAGATCAGGCTTAGAGAAGAGAACAGCTGACTTCCTCAACAAACGAAAGGTTAAGTTTCAATACGAGGAGGTCAAACTTAAGTGGCAAGACTTACGGATGAAGACATACACCCCTGACTTTGTATTAAGTAACGGTATCATCATAGAAACCAAGGGGCGGTTCATTCATAGTGACAGAACCAAACATTTATTTGTCAAGAAACAACACCCTGAGCTTGACATTCGGTTTGTTTTCAGTAACCCTAGGGCTAAGTTGTACAAGGGTTCGAAGACAACGTATGGTGACTGGTGTGACAAGAATGGGTTCCAGTATGCTAAAGAAACAATACCCATTGAGTGGTTAAAGGAGAAGAAGACCTAATGGTGATTGACAATGTTTGACTTAGATAGTAAACTTCGTGCTCTCGTAGAGAACTATGGCCTAGCACTACTGCTAGAGCAGAATGAAATATCAGAGCTACTTATGGTACAATTCCTGATAGACGAGAAACTCATTGACTTAGATGATTACTTCAATTTAGATGCTGAGATGGCTGAATGGAAAAGGATAGAAGAGTAATGGACTTTAAAGAATACCAGACTAAAGCTGTTAGCTACGCAGTATACCCAGCTACACACAAGGTACTGTACCCTACCTTGGGTCTGTGTGGTGAGGCTGGTGAGGTAGCTGAGAAGGTTAAGAAGCAAGTACGGGACGGTGTGTTCAGTCGTCATGAGACAGCCAAAGAACTAGGTGATGTGTTGTGGTACCTGACTAACCTAGCTAACGATCTAGGCTACAGCCTCAACGAGATTGCATCTAACAACATCGAGAAGCTAGACAGCCGTAAGGTACGAGGTGTCATCAAGGGCTCAGGTGACAACAGATGAGTTGGTTCTGGAGATACGTCAACTTCCTAGCTACATGGCGTGAACATCGTAGAGCAATCAAACAACTTAACATGCTAACGGATCGTGAGTTAAACGACATTGGCATGAACCGATCAGACATTGACCGCCTAGTGTGGTTAGACGAAGATAAAGATAACCGAGGAAGAGAACTTAAATGAGCAACCAGCTACCAACCGACTATCAGTCATTCATCCACAAGTCACGGTATGCTAAGTACCATGAAGGCTCAGGCCGTGAGTCATGGGATGATACAGTCACACGTTTCTCAGTGAACGTGATCCGTGACATGGTTGACCCTGAGACTAAGTATGCCTTAGAGCAAGCCATCCTTGGCCTAGAGGTCATGCCCTCCATGCGTTCACTCATGACAGCTGGTGCAGCTGCTGAACGTGACAACACATGTATGTACAACTGTAGCTACCTAGCCGTAGATGACCTTAAGTCCTTCGATGAGGCTATGTTCATCTTGCTCTGCGGTACAGGTGTTGGCTTCAGTGTCGAACGTCAGTCCATCTCTAAGCTCCCCGAGATCCCTGAACTCTTCGAGAGTGAGACTAACATCGTTGTCAAGGACAGTAAGGAAGGTTGGGCTAAGTCTCTGCGTCAATTGATTGCACTCCTGTACAGTGGTGAGGTTCCTACTTGGGATGTGTCTAAGGTACGTCCAGCTGGTGCACCCTTGAAGACATTCGGTGGTCGTGCGTCTGGTCCAGCACCTTTGGTTGACTTGTTTAACTTCACCATTAACACATTCAAGAAGGCAGCTGGTCGTAAGTTGTCATCCGTTGAATGTCACGACATCATGTGTAAGATTGGTGAAGTAGTCGTTGTTGGTGGTGTACGTCGATCAGCTATGATCTCATTGTCTAACCTGTCAGATGACCGTATGCGTTACGCAAAGCACGGACATTGGTTTGATGACAACCCTCAGAGGGGTCTGGCTAATAACTCAGTTTCGTATACTGAAAAACCTGACAGCCTATCCTTCATGCGTGAATGGCTGGCATTGGTTGAATCAGGTTCAGGTGAACGTGGTATCTTTAACCGTGAAGCATCTAAGAAACAGGCAGCTAAGAATGGTCGTCGTGATCCTAACTATGAGTTCGGGACTAACCCGTGCAGTGAAATCATCTTACGTCCAAGCCAGTTCTGCAACCTAACCGAGTGTGTGGTACGAGCTACTGACACATTGGATACACTATCTGAGAAGGTACGTCTGGCTACTATCTTGGGTACGATCCAATCAACCTTCACTAAGTTCCCTTACCTACGTAAGCAATGGACAGACAACACAGCTGAAGAACGACTACTCGGTGTGTCACTAACTGGCATCATGGACAACCCACTGATGACCCTGAAGAACGAAGGATTGGATAAGACCCTTGCTCACCTTAAAGAAGTTGCTGTGGCTACCAATGCAGAATGGGCTGACCGTCTCGGTATCCCTGTTGCTACTGCTATCACTTGTGTTAAGCCTAGTGGGACTGTCTCACAGCTGGTTGACTCAGCATCTGGAATCCATGCCAGACACAGCCCCTACTATATCCGCACCGTCAGAGGTGACAACAAAGACCCTCTCACCCAGTTCATGAAGGATCAAGGTATTCCTCACGAACCTGAGGCACACAAGCCTGACCAGACTACCGTGTTCAGCTTCCCGCAGAAGGCTCCTGATGGTGCTGTATGTACTAAGGACATGACAGCTATCGAACAGCTAGAGATGTGGTTGATGTACCAACGTAACTGGTGTGAACACAAACCATCTGTCACTATCAATGTTAAGGGTGACGAATGGCTAGAGGTAGGTGCCTTCGTATACAAACACTTCGATGAGATGTCAGGTGTGTCCTTCCTACCGTTCAACGAACACACATACCAACAGGCACCATACCAAGACTGTGGTAAGTCAGACTACGATATGCTTAAATCTGTCATGCCTAAAAGAATTGACTGGACAAAGCTTTCGGAGTATGAGAGTGAGGATAACACATCAGGTAGCCAAACACTTGCGTGTTCAGGTGACTCCTGTGAAATCGTAGACTTAGTATAAACCTAGAAAGGAACTAACATGTTCGAACTATTATTCTTCACAGTATCCGTTGTAATCGGTGTCGGAATCATAGAGGAGATTATCGTCCCAGTGGCATCTCAAGCTATTGAAATAGTAAAGCCTGTAGTTGACCAAGCCATCAACTTAGTAAAGCCTTCCGAGTAACCTCCCCTACCTGAGCATGTGACTAAACTGCTCACACTTATTCTTAACAAGAGGAACAACCATGTACACGATGATCACCCGTTATAACTGTAAGTACTGTGACAAAGCTAAGGCTATGTTGGATAAGGCAGGTATCAGGTATGTGACCTACAATGTAGAGGAAGCCTCAAGTAAGTGGGTTCTATCCTTGATGAAGGAAGCTAACATCAAGACCGTACCTCAAGTCTTTGCTACAGATGGTAAACGTGTTGGTGGTTACCGTGACTTGGAATCCTTGATGGGATTCATTGGCCTCAAGGAGTACTAAGCATGATCAAGAGACCGTTCAGTCGTGGACTATATGAAGCCTATGATGCACCAGCCCGTGATGCTCTTGTGTCATACCTCGAAGGTAAAGGTCACACCATCGTCTCTAACGAAGAGAACTATAATGTTGACGTTGTATCTCAGAAGAATAGTATAACGTACTTCAATGAGGCTGAGGTTAAGACAGCATGGAAGGGTGACTGGAACACTAACTGGAAAGAGATCAGGTTACCTGAACGTAAGAAACGTCTCATCAAGATGTACGAAGAACAAGGTGTACTTAACTTCTACATCTTCCGCCCTGACTTCAAGCAAGCCTGGCGTATCAAGGACACACTGTTGACCGAGGAGGGCCTTAAGGAGGCTCACGGTAGGTACATAGTTAAAGGCGAGAAGTTCTTCCACATCCCTTTCATAGAAGCAGAATTGGTTAAACTCTAATGGTACAACAACAGCCCAAGAAGAAGCAAGACCCACGCCGTAGCACCACATACAAGGGTGCATCTAAGAAGCCACCTGTAACCCTAGTACCTCGGACACCTAAGCAGAAAGACTTCATTGATGCTCTCACTAAGAGTACTCAGATCTTTGTGTTAGGTCCAGCTGGTACAGGTAAGACGTATGTCACAGCTACCTTTGCAGCTAAACAGTACTCAGATAAACAGATAGATAAGATCGTTATCACCCGTCCTCACGTAGCTGTAGGCAAGGAGCTAGGCTTCCTTAAGGGTGACCTCCAAGAGAAGACAATGCCATGGGCCTTACCTGTTCTTGATGTACTTGAGAAACATCTAGGCAAGGGTACGGTAGAGACAGCTATCAAGTTGGGTAACATTGAGATGGCACCACTGGCGTTGATGAGGGGACGTTCCTTTGAGCAAGCATTCATCATCGTTGACGAGACACAGAACATTACCACACATGAACTCAAGATGCTGTTGACAAGGGTAGGTGAGGGGTCAACCATTGTTCTTAACGGTGACGTACAACAGTCAGACTTAAAAGAAGCTGATGGGTTGTCAAAGGTTATCCACCTTGCTAAGAAGCACCTACTACCTGTACCGATCATTGAGTTTGGTGTTGATGACATTGTTCGTAGTGACATCTGTGCTCAGTGGGTTAAAGTATTCATGAAGGAGAAGTTATAGTATGGCTAAGTGGACAATCGACGGAGTAACTAAACAACACGAGTATGACGACCCACCTACAGATAACATCAATCAACCACCACACTACGGTAACGGTGAGATCGAATGTATCGACTACATGAAGGACAACATGGACCACATGATGTTCATGGGCTATCTAGAAGGCAATGCTAAGAAGTACATGCACCGATACCGATACAAAGGTAAGCCAGCTGAGGACTTAAAGAAAGCACAGTGGTACCTCAACCGTCTCCTTCAAGAGTTGACACAAGAGTAAAAGAAAAGCCCCTTGGATTTCTCCTTGGGGCTTTAACTTTATTTCTTTTTTGAAGGACGTCCCATTCTTTTACCTTTTCCGTCAGTACTAAAAAGGCCACGTTGCATACGTGATGTGCGTGTTAGCCCATTCCTATTTAGCTGTGCCCCCGTTCGACGATCACGACTTTTTTCTTTTTCATTCCTGAGTGTACTGTCGTTAGTGTATGATCTGGCGTTTGGCTTCACAGCCGAAGCTTTTTTTTCTTTACGATTATATGGGCGGGATGTTTTACCTTTTGGCATCTTGTATTCCTTATTTATTTTTCATTGGTTTATTTTATCAGTAACCTGATTTCTTTTTAGTCTTCTTCTTCTTCATAGCTGAGTCTTTCATCAGCTTTCCGTTAGGCATGTAGTGTGATCCCTTTGGAGCCTTCTTCTTGGTTGGTTTCTTAGCCATTACTTCTTCCTTTTCTTTGCAGTCTTAGCTGCTTTCTTAAAGTTACTGGCAGTAGGAGCACCCTTACTACCAACCTTCCTCATCTTCTCACCTGATCCAGCTGCTATACGTTTCCGTTTAGCATGGATGTTAGCATATAAACCTTTAGCCATTACCACTTCACCTTGTTAGCCCAGTATGCTGCACTCATCTTGCC